GCGAGCATCGCCACGCGCTGCATCAGATCGCGTTGCGCGTCGAGAAGATGCTGTCGCTGTCCGACGATCCGCAGTTCTTCAAATCGATCATCGTTCCCGATCTTGAGAGCTTCTACTGGGGCGGCCCGAACCGACAGTTGGCTTTCGAGCATTGGGGCATCTGAAATTCCCGCAAGGGATTGGCAACGTGGCTGGCCTGACAGCCGCACAGAGAAGGAAAACGGTTATGGCACTTGGTTTGAACTATAGCTCCGGCGGCAATGGCGGCGAGATCATTCCCTTCGTCAAGTACGACTCCCGCGCGGGTCGCATCTTTCGGAATGACCGCAGCGAGGTCAACGGCCAATACGTTAACGACACCGTCGACATCACGTCGAATTTCAAAGCCGTGGTCGACCTCGAAAACGTCGAAGTCGGTTACATGAAGTTCGGCGCCGGTTCGGCCCCCGAGTTTCTGCTAGTCAAGCTGGGCGATCCGATGCCGCACAAGCCGGCGGATTCCGGCTTCAAGCAGGGCGCGCGACTGATGATGAAACTGCATTCGTCCTGCGGCGGCGACGTGCGGGAGATTTCCAGCAACGCGGCATCTTTCCTCAAGGGCGTCGACGACCTCCACACCGCTTACGAAACTGGCAAGGCCGCCAACCCGGGCAAGTTGCCCGTCGTGGTGCTCAAGTCGACGCTGCCGATCACGTCAGGCAGCGGACAAAAGAAGTCGACCAATTACCAGCCGGTATTCGAGATCGCCGGATGGGCACCGCGTCCCGCCGATCTTGTCCACGTCGCCAAGAGCGGTCCGGCACAGACGGCATCGCCGTCGACCGCACCAGCGGCGGCCGCTCCGTCGACCGGATCGACCCAGGTGAGCGCGCCGGCGGCAAAGCAGCCCGAAATGGCCGACGCCGACGACTTCGGTTGAGGCTGACAGCGCCGGGGCTACGGCCCCGGCCGCCTTTGTATGTGTTGCGTTGCGTAATCGGCATGGAGACGGCGAACCGAGAGAAGAATGAAGTTGGGGCACCTCGAAGCGTTCGAACCTGAATGGGCAACACCCAGAGATTGGGCCGCGATGTATCGCGCCGCCGGGTGGCAAGTCGTGCCGTCATGGTTGCCGAGCGAACAACCAAACTGGAAACGTCCGAAACTTGCCGACTGGAAAGAGCTACAGGAATCCCTTGTTCCTGATGCCACGTTCGCGCGTTGGTACGGCCCACAGGGCGAGCATATGCAGCGCCCGAACATGGGCATCCTGAGCGGCCGCGCATCCAGCAATACCTTTGTCATCGACCTCGACGAATACAAGACACCGGACGCGCTGAACTGGTGGCATGGCGTGCTGCAACAGCACAACAACGGCATGGAGCCGGAAACGTGCCAGCAAGTCACCGGCGGCGGCGGTCGGCAACTATTCTTCACCGCGCCGACGTACTGGCGCGCCCCGACAAACAAAACGCCAATCGGCGTCGACGTGCGCGGACAAGGCGGATTTGCCGTGCTGCCGCCCTCGCTGCACGTCTCGGGCCAGAACTACCAATGGAAGCCGGGATGCGCGCCGTGGGAATGCGAAATCGCCATCGCCCCGGATTGGCTGCTGCAGGCCGTCAGCGAGCTTGTGGAACGATTTGGTGGCGACCAGCACAGGGACAGCGCGGCCGCTCCCGTAACGCACACAGCGAGTCCGGCGGCCGATTTTGACGCTTTCGGAGCGCGGGTCGACGGTCGCGATCACTACATGCGCGACCTCGTATGGGCTGCCGTCGTCAATTGGTATCGGGAATGCCCGATTGCACCGAGCGAGGCCGAAAGCCAAGCCCGTATGCGGGAAGCCTATGCGATCTATGAGCGCAAGGTGAAAAGCCGCCTCGACGGCGCCGACACCAATTCCGCCAAACTGGAACGCGAGGGGCGCGGCCCGACGCTGTTTGCCGAGAAATGGCGGCGCGCTGTCGACAAGTGGTCGACCGATATTGCCGAGGCCGCCCAGCGCCCTTTGGCAAAGGATGAATGGCGGGAGGCGACGAGCGACCCGACCGAAACCGTCGCTCGGCAAGTGGCTGGCATCCCGCTGCAATCGGCTTTCCCTATCGCGGAGACGGCGATACCGACGCGCGATTGGGTGATCCCGGGACTTCTCCTTAAGCGATATCTCAGCGTGCTTGTCGCACCTCCGGGGTCCGGCAAGAGCCTGCTTACGCTCCAACTCGCGATTGCGGCCGCTGTCGGCCTGCAATGGGGTGGGTGGACTGTGCGAGCGCCAAAGAAAGTCCTCGTCATCAACGCCGAAGATGACATGGACGAAATGCGTCGACGCCTTTTCGCGGCGGCCAAAATCATGGGCGTCGCCCAGCGCGACCTCGAGGGGCGTGTTTTTCTGGCCGAAGCCCCCGAAAGCATCGTCATCGCCAAGACGGATTCAAAAACCAAGACCGTGGTGCGGACGCCGCTGCTTGAGGATCTGGTTCACACCATTCTCGAGAACGATATCGAGGTCACCTTCGTCGACCCGTTTGCCGAGACGTTCGAGGGTGACGAAAACTCCAATTCCGAGATCAAGTGGGCGGGCATCCTGTGGCGTGAAGTATCGCGGCGGACAGGATCGGCCGTCATGTTGGTGCATCACACCAAGAAATACGCCGGCGGGATGGCGGGCGACGCCGACGCCAGCCGTGGCGGCGGCGCCCTGATCGGCACCGCGCGCATCATCGCGACGCTATTCGCGATGACGGAGGACGAGGCGTCGACCATGAACGTCCTGCCGGAGGACCGGACCAAATATGTCCGTTTCGACGACGCCAAGGCAAATCTGAGCCTAATCACAGGGCAGGCGAAATGGTTTGAAAAGCGAACGGTTAAGCTCGAGAATGGTAATGGATTGGTGCCTGGTGACGAGGTGGGCGTTTTGGCTCCGTGGGAGCCGCCCGGGATGCTCGATGGCGTTTCCATGTTCACGATCGGCCAGATACTGGACACGATCGATCGCGGTTTATTAGACGACGCAGGGTTGCCTACAGGACAGTTTTATACGGCGGTCGCCAGTGGTCCGAGTAAGGACAGGTGGGCAGGAACCGTCATCGTCCGTCTGCTGGGTTGCGACGAAAAGCGCGCGAAGTTCCTCATCAAAGAATGGCTCAAGAACGAGGTGCTCGAGACTTACGAGTATGCCGATCCGGTTGCTCGAAAGTCGCGGTCGGCCACCCGTTCGGTCCTCAACAATCGACCTGACAGGGCACCGCAATGACCCCCGTACCCCTCATCGTGACCATGCTCGTTCCGCTCGGGAAAGGCTCCCAAGTGATGGTGGAGTTCGACGTTTCGAAGCCCGTCGATCTTGCGCCGTTGCTGAAAATGAATGGCGCACGAATGGCGCAACAGGGTGCGCCGTTATTCCTGAAACCCCTAAAGGAGAATGGCGCTGGCGCACCATTGCTCCATTCCGCTCCTACGGCGTCGCAGGAATGGAGCAAGCCTTCTCCTTCTGGGGGAGTTTCTTGGCAAAAATCCAAACCTGAAAAATCGCTGGTCGACGAGATGCGGGAGTGCCGCGAGGTCATGGCCGACAAGGCATCCGAACTGGCATTGATGGATTCGAGACTGGCACCGGTGCGAGCGGAGGAACAGGAAATCCGCGAGAGTATCGTTGCCACCCACGAGAGGCGCGATGGCGTCGTCTTCCTGAACCTTGGTCGACGAGGTGAGCGGTCGCCGCTGTTCTCGAGGCTGGACGCAATTTCCCAAAAGTGGGGTCCGCTGAAAAGCCAGCGGAAGCATTTGCACGGCGAGATCAAGACGCTTGAGCGCCAGATCGATCATATCCAGCGCGCCATTGAACGCGCCAACCGCAAGAAGGCGAGGAACTGACCATGGCAAAACCCCAACAGATCATCGCCGGCGACACGACCGTCCGCCCCATGTCGGACGAACGGTCATGGGCGCGAACGAATGGCACGTACATCTCGGGCCGGGCTTACCTCGACGGCGCCGACGAGACGGCGGCCGAGATGGAGGCGAAGTGGGGCGCTGATCGGCTGCGGCTCCTGGTGAGCCCCGAGCTTCGCGAGAAGTTCGACCGCCAACGCTACCTGCTCAATCAGGCGATCTGGCATGGCGAGCTCGAACAGGTCCGCCACGAGGCGAACCGGATGACGACGGCATGGCTGGCGCTCGACAAGGCGGCTACCGCCGCAGGCAAGCAGCCGTTGCACCCGCAGGTGTGGGAGGTGGCCGTTACCGACCCGGGAATGCCGGACGAGCCGGAGCGCGCCGCTTACGTCATCGCCATCGTGCCTGACGACGCCAGCGCGCGTCACGTCATCGCGGATGGACGGAAGGTCACGGTCTACACGCTCGACGAGATCGGCCGCATCCTCGCCGCATACCCCGATCTGGCGAAGGTCAAGGATACGTTTCCTGGGGGCGCGACGATTACCGCCGTGCGCCGGAGCGTCGATGATCCGCTCGACGCCATCCACGACACCAAGGCCGGGCTGGATGATCCGGTCGAGGACATCTACGCGTGACCCGACCCGGCTCCGTTGGTCGCGGGAGTTGATCTTTGTGGGGCGTAGGGCGGTTTGGATCATGGTCGGCAGACCGAGACGATTGAAGAAGGGGCATCGCTATGACGTGGTACATCGCAATCACAAACCCGAACTGTCAGCGCCGCGCCGAATGCGAACTGGCAGCGCTGGGCTATCGGGCGTTCTGGCCTAAACTTAAGAAGTGGGTTTCTCACGCTCGGACCAAGATAGCGAAGGAATATCCGATCTTGGGGCGCTACGTGTTCGTGGAAATCCCCGATGGAAATTTCTACACCATCCGCAATGTCAACGGCATCGAGGCGCTTCTGACCGATCAGGACGGGCGACCGGAATCAATCCCCGAGAGCATCGTATGGGCATTCCGGGAGCGCTACATGCGCGGCGAGTGGGACTTCGTGGCGAACGAGACAGGCTGGTTCATGATGGCCGGCAAGATGGAGCAGCGCCGCAATCCAATCCCGGTGGGAGCAATCATCAGGATCATGGAGGGCGAGTTCGCTGATCTGTTGACCGTCGTTCGTAGCCGCAAGAACGGCAAGATCGTGTTTCTGCCTCCGGGCAAGCATGAGTTCTTCCATACGCGCGAGAGCAACGTGAGGGCGGCATGACGCGATACGATGACGATACACTTGAAGCGGCGGCGCAGTTGCTTGAACGTCTTGCTGGCAACTCGCTGTATCAGTCTGCATGGCGAGCCGGGGCGAAGCGGATCAGGAATTTAAAAAATGATGTGAAGGCGAAACATTTAAATGACGAACGCGAGCAAATCGCCAATGGATGATGGTGGCCGGTAAGCGCATCACCCGCCGGGATTTTTGCGCTCTTTTTGCTGGCATTTCCTTGTCGGGTCATCCGACCACACACCCCGCCCCGACAGGCGGGGTTTTGTTTTGAGGGGATGGGGATGGCAGGCGGACGCCCTTCGAAGTTCAAAGCAGAGTATGTGAAGCAGGCCGAAAAGCTGTGCTTGCTCGGTGCGACCGACGAGGACTTGGCCGATTTCTTCGCGGTTGGCATTCGCACCATCTCGAACTGGAAGGCTCAGCATCCTGAGTTTTTGCAGGCCCTAAAGGCCGGCAAGGAGGCTTCGGACGACCGCGTTGAGCGCAGCCTGTATCAGCGCGCGGTTGGCTACAGCTACGACGCGGTACATTTCAGCAGCTTCCAAGGCTCCGTAACCGAGACGCCTTACCGCGAACATTGCCCGCCGGATACCACGGCGCAAATCTTCTGGTTGAAGAACCGCCGGCCGGATCAGTGGCGGGATAAGCAAATTCAAGAGGTGACTGGTGCAGACGGCGCTCCGCTCGTCCCGATCATTAACCTCACCGGACGCCCTGAACCTTCATCTTCATCCTAGGCAATGGCAGGCGTTCGAGACGCCAGCAACGGAATGCTTGTACGGAGGTGCGGCGGGAGGCGGTAAGTCGCACCTGATGCGAATTGCCGCGATTGTCTGGTGCACGGCGATACCGGGGCTCCAGGTTTATTTGTTTCGTCGCATCCGTGACGATTTGGTCAAGAACCACATGGAGGGGCCGAAGGGCTTCCGCGCCATGCTGGCGGGCTGGGTTGTTCAGGGCTGGTGCACGATTGTTGAGGATGAGATTCGGTTCTGGAACGGGTCGAAAATTTATCTCTGCCACTGCAAGGATGAGAAGGACATCTACAAATATCAGGGCGCCGAAATCCACGTTCTGATAGTTGACGAGCTAACGCACTTTTCGGAGACGATGTATCGGTTTCTCCGCAATCGCGTTCGTATGGTCGGCATCACATTGCCCGCAGATTATGTTGGTAGATTCCCGCGCATCCTGTGCGGCGCAAACCCCGGCAACATCGGTCATCTGTGGGTCAAGATGACCTTCGTTACATCGGGCAAGCCGATGGAGTTGCGACGGATGCCTGCCAACGAAGGTGGCATGTTGCGGCAGTACATACCGGCGCGGCTCGAAGATAACCCGAGCATGGGCGAGGACGATCCGGGTTATGAGCTTCGTCTTGAGGGTCTTGGGTCGGCGGCGTTGGTGCAGGCGATGCGCTGGGGCGACTGGGACGTTATCGAGGGCGCGTTCTTCGATTGCTGGGATGCAAAGCGTCATGTCGTTACGCCGTTCGCGATCCCGCAAGACTGGCTGCGGTTCAGGTCCGGTGACTGGGGATCGGCTAAACCGTTCTCGTTTGGCTGGTGGGCTGTTGTTGGTGATCGGTTCAAGCTTCCGTCTGGTGGCTGGTTGCCACGCGGCTGCATGGTTCGTTATCGCGAATGGTATGGCTGTCAGGACGACAAGCCGAATACGGGGCTGAAACTGCACGCCGAGGAAGTCGGCAAGGGTATTTGGGAGCGCGAGAAGAACGACCCGCGATTGTCCTACGGCGTTCTAGACCCGGCGGCATTTGCTGAGGATGGCGGCCCATCGATCAACGAGCGGATCATGCGCGGTTCTGGCGGGAAGGTGTTCTTCCGGCCGGCAGACAACAAGCGGGTGCCGTCGCGCGGCGCGCTCGGCGGCTGGGACCAGGTGCGAGCCCGGTTTGTCGGCGACGATGAAGGATTGCCAATGCTGGTTTGTTTCTCGACGTGTCATGACAGCATTCGGACCATCCCGGCCTTGCAGCACGACAAGGACAGGCCGGAAGATTTGGACAGCGACATGGAAGACCACGCTGGCGACGACTGGCGATATGGCTGCATGTCGCGGCCGTGGGTGAGGGAAGTTCAGACCAACCCGCAGGCAAAGAATATCAGCGGTTATCGTTCTATGACGCCCGCAGCCGCAGCAGATTGGCAGACATTCTAGATGCAGCAAACCGGTATTGAGACGCAGGGCGCATTGCCGGCGCGCGCTACCGGTGCGCCCAAAAAGGACTATTGGTCGCTTTCCAAGTGCAAGCGCGCCTACGACGACTATCTGACGTCTAAGACGCAGGAGATCGAAGAGCAGAAGATCGCGCGCCGCTACTACCACTCGGACCAGTGGACGCGGAAACAAATCGAAGTCCTAAACAAGCGCAGGCAACCGGTTGTCACGTTCAACCGGATCGGTCGCAAGATTGACGGCGTTGTCGGGCTGATCGAGCGCCTGCGGCAGGACCCGAAGGCCTATCCTCGCACCCCGCAGCATGAGCAGGGCGCAGAGCTTGCAACGGCTGCGCTGCGCTATGTGCTGGATGAGCAGGAGTGGAAAGCTAAGTCGCCAGAGGTCGCGCGCGACGGTGCGATTGACGGCATCGGCGGCGTTGAGATCGAGATTACCCAGGGCGACCAAGGCGACAGCGAGGTTTCGTTCGATATCGTAGAGCCGGATTCATTCTTCTACGATCCGCGCTCGTATCGCGGCGACTTCTCCGATGCGATGTACATGGGCGTCGGCAAGTGGCTGGACCTTGATACAGCGATCGATATGTTCCCTGACAAGGAGGATGAACTTCTTAGCGAACAGGATGGCGCGACCGATCTGACCTCGAACCCTGACCGCGACAACAAGTGGTTCATGAACAGCGGGACGAAGCGCCTCATCCGTCTTGTCGATATTTGGTATCGACACAAGGGCGGCTGGTGCTGGGCCATCTTCACCGGCTCAGCAATCTTGATGGAGGGCGATTCCTACCTCAAGGACGAAAAGAACAGGGATGAATGCAAATTCATCATGTTCTCGGGTAACGTCGATCACGACGGCGACCGGTACGGCTTCGTCCGCAACATGAAGTCGGCGCAGGACGAATACAACCATCGCCGGTCGCGTGGCTTGTTCGGGTTGCAGTCGCGCCGGTTAATCATGGCGCAAGGCGCTGTTGAGAATGTTGAAACAGCGCGTCGTGAATGGGCGCGGCCTGACGGCGTTGTGGTCATCCAGACCACTGATGTTACGACAGGCGTGAAGGCTGATGATCAGTCGTTCGACTTTGCGGGCCAACTCAAGCTGATGGAAAATGCCATCTCGGAGCTTGAGAATTACGGGCCAAACCAAGCCCTGATTGGCGATCTGTCGAACCAGTCCGGCCGCGCCATCCAGTTGCTGCAACAGGCCGGGATGGCAGAGCTTGGGCCGTATATCCTTGGCTACAAGGGCTGGAAGCTGCGGCTCTATCGCGTGATCTGGAACGCGGTTCGCAATCACTGGACTGCTGAACGCTGGATCAGGGTGACCGACGACGAGAACCTTGTGCAGATGGTCCAGGTTAACGGCGTCGGGACCGACCCGATGACCGGAATGCCAACGCTGATCAATTCGCTAGGCGCGCTGGACGTTGATATCGTGATCGACGAGGGCGCCGATAGCGTGAACATGCAGGCTGATGCCTACGACACCTTGACGGTTATGGCGTCGAAGGGCGCAAACATTCCGCCGGCCGTGCTGCTCGAACTGGCTCCGCTGCAATTCAGCGTCAAGAAGAAATTGCTGGATATGCTCAACCAGCCCGATCCGGCGGCGCAACAGGCCAAACAGATCGCGTTGGCTGGCGAAGCGGCAAAGGTGGACGAAACGAAGTCCAAGACGACGCTGAACATGGCGAAGGCTCAAGAGGCGATGACGCCCGAACAGGCCGCGCCACAGCAGCAGTCTTATGAGCCACACCCGATGCTGCAAGATGCGAAGGTGGCGGCCGACATCAACGCGCAGAACGCGCGCGCCGAACAAAGCCGCGCTGCTGCGAATAAAGCAAATCAGGAAGCCGCTCTAGCGCCCTACAAGATGGCACAGGAAGCGGCTGACAGGCAGGCTGACCGCGAATTGCGGGCAGCGCCCCCTATGGAATCGTAGGCGACCACGAGACGGCGCACACGCACGCCCGCAGCGAGATGCCGGCACACGTTCCGCCACGAAACGGCGACCAAGAGGAAGACATGAGCGACGAAGAGCTGTTTAACAGCGTGACGAGTCATGAGCAGACGGAAGTTGCGGATCAGGCGCAGGCCGAAACCGGAGCGGAAGTCACAGAGCAGGCCCGCGATGAGCAGGGACGGTTTGCAGCGCAGACCGAACAGGTTCAGGAGCAGGCGGGGCAGGCCACGCAAACGGCTGAACCCGGCGACGATGCTCAAGTCCCGTCATGGCGTATGCGGGAGCTTCGGGAAGAACGTGACGCGGCTTTGCGCCTGTCACAGGAAACCGAACAGCGCCTCATGCGCCAGATTGCCGAACTACAAGGCCGCGTGCCGAAGCAGGAAGCCCAGCAGGCCCCTGACGTATTCGAGGACCCGAACAAGTTCCTTGAGCACGGTGTTTCGCAAGCGGTCAACCCGATCAAATCCGAGATGGTTCAACTCCGCGAGTTTTATTCGCGTCGTGAGGCTGTCCGTGAGTTTGGTCAGGAAAAGGTGGATGCTGCCTACAAAGCGATAGCGGACGGGATGCAGTCTCGCGACCCGGAAGTATTCGCCACGTATCAGCGCGCCATGCAATCGATGGACCCATTTGGTGAGATCGTGCGCTGGCATCAGCAGAAGTCCGTCTATCAGCAGATCGGCAATGACCCGGAAGCGTGGTTCAACAAGCAACTGGAAGAGCGTCTGGCAAAGGACCCAGCGTTTCAGGCCAAGTTGCTTGGCCAGGCTCAACAGCAAGTTCGCGGCACGCAAGGCGCGGCCCCGAACGTCGTCAGACTTCCTCCCTCATTGAACAAGGTCGGCTCGGCAACCGGCAGCGCCGCAGCAAGCGGCGACGTGTCCGATTCCGATCTCTTCGAAGAAGTGACCAACGCGAGGCGATAAGCCCGCGTCACATGAAGGGATATCACGATGGCTCTCACCTCGTACCATCCGAATAACGAACTCATCAAGTTCCGCCGGGATGTCACTTTCGACTTCCTGCGGGCCAATCGTCTCGACCCCTATATGGGTTCCACGTCGTCTTCGCCCATCGTTCGCATGAATGATCTGGCGGCGGACGGCAAGGAAATCCGTGTTCCTCTCGTCAACCAGATGATCGGTGACGGCGTCGGTGCCGGCACGCTGCGCGGCAACGAAGAACAGCTTGACAGCTACGGTATGCCCCTGTGGGCGGACTGGGCTCGTAACGCTGTCGCCAACAACCGCGCTGTGAACAAGGAATCGAGCTTCTCGGTTCGCTCAACGGCTCGGCAGGCACTCCGCAACTGGGCCAAGCGCATCGTGCGTGACGACCTCGTGGACGCGCTGCTGTCGATCCCCACCTCATCGGTGCAGGCCAATCGGCTCAGCGCGCCGGGAAACCGCGTCAACGGCATCCGGTGGTCGGCCGCGACGTCCGGCAACAAGGATAGCTGGACTCAGGCCAACTATGACCGCGTATTGTTCGGTTCGGCCGTCGGCAACTACTCGACCTCGTTTGCCACGGCTATCGGCAACGTGGACGGCACCGCCGACAAGTTCTCCAGCACTGTTGGCGAACTGATGAAGGACCTGGCGCAGCAAACCGGCGTCGATCCGAACAATCCGGGGGTCTACAACGGCCGACCGAAGATCACGCCGTGGATGCTGCCCGAACTCGACGAGGAAAACTATCTGTGCCTCGTCGGCTCCCGCGCGTTCCGCGACTTGCAGAACGACACGGCGATGAAGGAAGCCAACCGGGACGCTCGGTCGCGTGAAAACAACCCGACCAAGACGAACCCGATCTTCACCGGTGGCGCGCTGTTGAAGGACGGCATTCTCTACAAGGAAGTGCCGGAGATCACCCAGCGCCTGCTCTTGAAGTCGGCGGGCTCGGGTCCGGTGGACGTTGAGCCGGTGTTCCTGCTCGGTCAGGCGGCCATGGCCTACGTCACGGGTCAGATGCCGCGCCCGACCCAGCTTGAGGATGGAGACTACGACTTCATCACCGGTATGGGCATCGAGGCGCAGTACGGCGTCGGCAAGATCGCCAAGGCTCCGCTCGCTGCTGGCGCTGCCGCCACGGTCGGCCAGTTGGTTGACTGGGGCATGGTTACCGCCTTCGTCGCCGCGCCGCCGAACGCCTAACAACTCATAGAGCCGCCTTCGGGCGGCTTCTCCTTTTCCCCTATCAGGAAGGATTAGCCGACATGGCTACTCGTCAGGACTACACCCAGCCTCAGGTTGGCGGTCAGGGTTTCGCCCGGACCAACAAGACGTTCGGTCGCCGCGTGAACATGGCGACGACCGATCTGGTGACCGGCGCTGTCGTCAAAGCGTTCGTCGTGCCGAAAGGCTTTGTCGTCACCGGCATCATCGCGGTTGCGACCGACATGGATACTGGCACCGTCGCGCTTGCTCTGAGCGTTGGCGATTCAGGATCCAGCACGCGCTACCTGTCATCGTCCACCATCGGACAGGCGGGGACTTCGACGCAGACACTCGCTTCGACCGGCTTGCTGTACGAGAACACCGCAGACACGGAAATTCTCGTGACGGCGACAACCGGCTCCAATGTGGCGGCGGCGGGTACGATCGATCTGTATCTGACCGGCTTCATGAAGTAGGAGGCGCGATATGCGTAAGGCATCTGTTACCTACAACGCGGCGGAAGGCGAAAGCCAAGTCGTTACTACGCGCGGCGTGACCTTTTTCGACGGACACCCGCAAGAACTCAACACCAATGACCACGGTGCTTTGATCGAGAAGTGCCAAGGCAATCCGCTTTTCGATGTGGAGCTTGGTGAAGAGGTCGCGGACGAGCCGAAGCGCAAGCCCGGCCGGCCGCCAAAGCCGAAAGATGATCAGATCCAGCCCGACGAGAAGAATCAGGACTGATCGTCATGCCCAAGACAGCCGACAATCTCGTTTACGAGGTCGCTGGCATCCTTGGCAGAGCCGTTCCCGGCGAAGCCTTGGGCCAGATCGAATACGACACCATCAGCGGGAATATCGATCCTGTTTTGGGCGAGATCGCCAGCATCGTCTATGTCGGGGACCGTAACGCGATCCCCGACAATCTGTTCCAGACGATCGCGCGTCTGGTCGCGGTTCATTCAGCAGCAAAGTTCAGCAATGCCCCAGTCGATCTGGACGCTGTAAGACAGCACGAAAATCGGCTTCGCTATCTCGCGGCTCCCGTCGTGACGTCTGAGCCCTTGAAAACCGAATACTTCTAGCCATGACCGCTATTCCTCTACCCCTGATCACCGCACCGGGACGGCATCCGCAAGCGGCAGGCGGGCGGCTGGTCAATACGTACATGGAGAAGCTGAGCAGCACCGCCGGGCAGAAGTATGCCTATTGGCGGGCGCCGGGTCTCAAGCTGTTCAAGGCGATTACGGGGAGTAATTTTCGGGGCGCACTGGTTGTCGGCTCGTCGCTCTATGTCGTGGTTGACGACAAAGCCTACTCGGTAACGAGCGCCGGCACGGTTACGACGATGACCGGGACCGTTCCGGGAGATGGCGGCGTGTTTATGGC